ATAAATTCTACACAAATGTAATTTGTGCAGGAAACAACATTCTCTATCGTGGTGTTGAGAACGAACGGCGTGTAAAGATGAAAATCGGTTACACGCCGACTATGTTTTTACCTGCAAAAAATAAATCAAATTCTCCTTGGAAAAATCTTCAAGGTGAGCCTCTCGAAGAAAACAAATTCGGTTCTATTCGAGAGTGTAGAGATTTTATCAATCGTTTTGAAGAAGTAGAAAACTTTAAAATTTATGGGAATACGCGATATGAATATGCCTTTATTGCTGATGAGTTCAAAGGAATGGTCGAATGGGATCAATCGAAAATTAATATTGCAATCATCGATATCGAAGTCGGCTCGGAAAATGGCTTTCCTGACCCATACAAAGCAAATGAGCCAATCACTGCAATCTCAATCAAAACCCTTAACGGTAAAATGATTGTTTATGGGTGCGGAGATTTCAATAACACATACAATGATGTAGATTATATTAAATGCAAAGACGAATGGACTTTATGTAAGACATTTGTTCGTGATTGGTCAGAAAATTATCCAGACATTATCACGGGATGGAATACTCGTTACTTCGATATACCGTATCTCATCAATCGCTTCACTAAAATTCTTGGTGAAGAAGAGATGAAGAAACTATCCCCATGGTCGATGATCAGTGAAAGAAAGTTGACTATTCGAGGTAAAGATACCATTGTATATGAGATTATAGGAATCTCTTCACTTGATTATATCGAACTGTATCGTTGGTATGCTCCGAAGGGAAAATCTCAAGAATCGTATAGACTCGATAATATTGCAAACGTTGAACTTGGTGAGAGTAAACTTTCATACGATGAGTATGATAATCTTCATCAATTATACAAATTAAACTATCAAAAGTTTATTGAATATAATATTAAAGACGTAGAACTGATTATCAAACTTGAAGATAAGTTGAAGCTGATTGAACTTGGGCTTACTCTTGCATATGATACGAAATCTAATTATGACGATATTTTTGCTCAGACGAGAATGTGGGATGCTATCATCTACAACTATTTGCTTGAAAGAAATATTGTTGTACCGCCAAAAGTCATCGGAGAAAAAGATGAACGATTTGAAGGTGCATACGTAAAAGATCCGCAGATCGGTTTACATAATTGGGTCGCATCATTCGATTTAAATTCTCTTTATCCACATTTGATGATGCAGTATAACATTTCACCAGAAACTCTAATAGATCCGATTAATTATGATCAAGAAATGCGAAAGGTTCTATCTCAGGGCGTTTCCGTCGATGCATTATTAATGAAGCACATAGACACTTCACGACTCATTAATGTTACACTCACTCCAAATGGTCAATTCTTTAGAACTGACAAGCAGGGGTTTTTACCTAAAATGCTTGAAGAAATGTATGAAGATCGTAAGAAATTCAAAAAGATGATGCTATCAGCAAAGCAAGAATTTGAAAATGTACTTATAGAAATGGAAAAAAGGGGACTGCGAGAAAAATAATACTAAATACTGCATAGTCTAATAAGGAAAAATTCTATGCCAAATCAATTTAGTGTTATAACAGAAGAAATCAAATCTTTATTACCGAAATTTGAAGAATTATTAAAGAAAGGTTATAGTTTAAATGAAATCTGTCAAAAATATGAGAAATACAGTTACAGTGGTATATACAATTGCATAAAAAGAAACGGTCTGGCCAATTATATTTCAACGAAAAATATTGGTAAATCTAGAACATCTAAAAAAAGAAACGAAGAGTATAATAATAATCATAAATTAAATAAACACACTTTAGAAAAATTATATTGGGAGGATAAACTCGATTTATATGAAATTGCTAAACTTTTCAATCTCAGTCCTTCTGGAGTTTATTATAGAATTCGAAAATATAATATAAAAACAAGAAATCGTTCAGACGCAAGTAAGTTGATGTATGAAAAAAAACCTGAATTAAGAGAAGTTCATCGTAACAACGCAAATATAGGAAAAACTGGAATTTTTAAAAAAGGTAATAATTATTCGAATACTTGGATAGAAAGAGAATTTCAAAGATATTGTGAAGAAAATGAACTGAAATATGAGAGATCATTTCAGATAACAAAAAATACACATCGATATGATTTTTTAGTTGGGAATAAAACAATTGTCGAACTGGATGGTCTTTATTGGCACAATAAACCAAAACAAAAAAATAAAGACAAACTTCATGAAGAATTTGCTCGACAAAACGGTTATTCCGTGATAAGATTTACTGATAAACAAATAAAGGAAACCAAAGGTGAATGTTTCAAAATCATTAGAATTGATGAGCGATGAAGAACTTATTGCATATAAGGAAGAATTGACTAGGAGAGTTGCTCGGTTGGATAACCTGCAACTTGCGAAAAAGGTGTCTCTTTAACTCAGCATATGGTGCAATGGGATCGCAATATTTTCGGTTCTATGATTTAAGACAAGCACTTGCTGTTACTAGTGCTGGGCAGTTGTCCATTCGTTGGATTGAAAATAAACTAAATGAATATATGAATAATATTCTAAAAACGAATGGAGTAGATTATGTTATTGCTTCAGATACAGATTCGATATATTTGCGTCTTGGCGAACTTGTTGAGAAAGTTTATGGTCCGGAGGTCAAACTACCTTCGAACAAAGTCATCGAATTCATGGATCGTGTCTGCGAATCTAAAATTCAACCTTTTATTGATAAAAGCTATACGGAACTTGCTTCGTATGTCCATGCATATGCACAAAAAATGCAAATGAAACGTGAAGGGCTTTCCGACAAGGGTATCTGGACTGCAAAGAAGCGGTATATATTGAACGTATATAATAATGAAGGTGTACAGTATGAGACACCGGATATGAAGATTATGGGTCTTGAAGTTGTCAAGTCTTCAACACCATCATCTATTCGAGAAAGAATGAAAGAAGTAATTCAATTAATTGTTATGAAAGATGAAGAATCTGTTCAGAAATATATCGAAGATTTTCGTAATGAGTTTTCTAAACTTCCCCCGGAAGAAATATCTTTTCCTAGATCGGTGAATGGATTGAAGACATATTTCGATAGCTCACAAATATATACTAAAGGTACACCGATTCATGTAAAAGGCGCTTTGCTATATAATCATTTCTTAAAGAAAAATGATTTGACGAAAAAATATCCGCTGATTCAAGAAGGTGAGAAACTAAAATTTACCTATCTTAAGAAGCCTAATCCGATTGGTGATACTGTTATTTCATACCCATCACGATTACCTTCAGAGTTTAAACTTGACGGGTACATAGACTATGATGTACAATTCGAAAAAGCGTTTCTTGATCCTGTGAAAATTATTCTAGATAGCATTGGCTGGAAAACAGAAAAAACAAATACACTCGACAATTTTTTCTAAGAGGTTATAATGAGTTTATTGGATAAAATTAAAAAGAATTCGACGATTAAAGATTCTGCAATTCTATCGAAGTCGAAATTCTTTAATGAAAAAGATATGATACCGACCAGTATTCCTATGGTCAATGTTGCACTGAGTGGACGGTTGGATGGTGGTTTGACACCTGGATTAACTATGTGGGCTGGTCCTTCTAAACATTTTAAAACTGCATTTAGCCTTCTTATGGCTAAATCATATATGGAGAAATATGAAGATTCTGTTCTTTTATTTTACGATTCTGAGTTTGGTACTCCTCAGTCTTATTTTAATACTTTCAACATCGACACTGACCGGGTACTACATACCCCAATTACCGATATTGAACAATTGAAGTTTGATATTATGAAGCAACTAGAATCTATTGAACGTGGTGAGCGCGTAATGATTATTATAGATTCTATTGGCAATCTTGCATCGAAAAAAGAAGTCGAAGATGCACTTGAACAAAAATCTGTTGCTGATATGAGTCGTGCAAAACAAGTTAAGAGTTTGTTTCGTATGGTTACGCCTCATTTGACACTTAAAGATATTCCGATGGTCGTGGTCAATCACACCTATAAAGAAATCGGATTGTATCCGAAAGATATTGTTGGTGGCGGCACAGGCTCATATTACTCAGCGGACAACATTTTCATTCTTGGTCGTCAGCAAGAGAAAGATGGAACTGAAATTACGGGTTATAATTTTATTATCAATGTGGAGAAATCTCGTTATGTCAAAGAAAAATCAAAAATTCCTATCGCTGTTTCTTTCGAAGGTGGCATTCAAAAATACTCGGGGCTCTTGGATGTAGCACTCGAAGGTGACTTTGTTATCAAACCAAGTAATGGGTGGTATTCAAAAGTCAATAAACAGACAGGAGAAATTTCTGAAAAGAAATATCGATTTGATGGAACACAAACCGAAGAATTCTGGTCGGATATACTTACTAATAAAGACTTCAAAGAATTTGTGAGAAAAAAATATGAAATCGCTTATGGAAAAATTATGGAATCTGATCTCGTTTTGGAAGAATCAGAAGAAGTATGAACTAGATGTTGATTATAAATTCGTAGATTTTCCTGATACGGATCTAACTGGAATTGAACTTCTTAAAGATCCGTATTCAGGTATAGTTTATTATTACACAAATGCAAATGTAGCTGAAGCAGGACTAATGGCTACATTAAAGTTTGGGTATATGATAGTTAATCCTGGTAAATACCCCTCGTCCCTATTGGAAACAGATGAAAAATTTGTTACAATTATGGGAGACATACTTTCTGAAATCATTTTAATGGATGGTCAATTTGAATCGCATAGAAAACTCTATTCTGAAGAATCTAATCTATAATGAAGAATATACGAGAAAAGTTCTTCCGTTTATCAATCCAGAATATTTTTCAGAAAACAATGAAAAAAATGTTTTCTTAGAAGTAAAAAACTTCATCGAAAAATATAAAGCACTGCCAACATATGAAGCACTTGTCATTAATTTTACTGAGAGTAAATCGTTCACTGAAGAACAGGTGCGTAGTGCAGTAGATTTGCTAAAAGATATTCATCAAAGTAAAGATGAGCCATCCGAAATTCAATGGCTAACAGATCAAACAGAAAAGTTTTGTCAGGACAAGGCTATCTATAATGCAATCATGGAATCTGTCAGTATCTTAGACAGCAAAGCTACAGGTAAAGCAAAGGGAGAAATACCGAAGATTTTATCTGATGCCCTCGGCGTTTCTTTTGATAATCACATTGGGCATGATTACATAGATGATTATGAGGAACGATATGATTTCTACCATCAAAAAGAAGAGAGAATTCCCTTTGACTTGGAATACTTCAACAAAATTACAAAAGGTGGGCTTCCAAATAAAACACTTAATATTGCTCTTGCTGGCACCGGTGTTGGTAAGTCTCTGTTTATGTGTCATGTGGCTGCAAGTTGTATTTCTCAGGGCTATGATGTTTTGTATATCACACTTGAGATGGCTGAAGAAAAAATTGCTGAAAGAATAGATGCAAACCTTTTGAATATTACACTAAACGATTTGATGGTAATTCCGAAAGAAGATTATGTTCGTAGATTTAAATCGATTCAAAATAAAACGCGCGGTAAACTTATCATTAAAGAATATCCTACAGCATCAGCAAATGCAATGCACTTCAGATCACTTCTTAATGAGTTGCAACTGAAAAAGAACTTTCATCCCAGGATTATCTTTATTGATTATTTGAATATCTGTTGTTCTTCGAGATTGAAAATGGGAAGTAGTGTAAATTCATATACTTACATTAAATCGATTGCCGAAGAATTGCGTGGACTTGCCGTTGAGTTTAATGTTCCAATTGTTTCTGCGACTCAGACAACAAGATCTGGTTATACAAATACTGATGTTGGTCTTGAAGATACGAGCGAATCTTTTGGTCTTCCCGCAACTGCCGACTTTATGTTTGCTCTGATTACAACTGAAGAACTACAGCAATTAAATCAGATTATGGTTAAGCAATTGAAGAATCGATATAATGACCCGAGTCAAAATAAAAAGTTTGTTATTGGTGTTGATAGATCGAAGATGAAATTATATGATGTTGAAAGTAATGCTCAAGATTTAATCGATTCTGGACAAGAAGTTTCTGAAAAGCCTATCAATACTTTTGGAAATCGAGAGCGTAAATTCAATTCTAAGTTCGAAGGAGTAAGAGTATAAATACTCCAATAAAACGGAGAATTTATGGCAGGAGCATCAGCAGAAAGGCAAGAATCTGGTGTTATTAAAAAGATTAATGACGCCTTTAAAAAGAATAAGAATAATCCAATAACTGTTATAGCTGGAAATACTGTATTGGCAGGAGTTGTTAAGGCTGAAAAATATCCAGGAAGACAAACTGGAGGTTCTGAGCCTTATACTGATGTTGTGATCTATGTCGTTAGAAAAGGAAAAAAAATGCCAGTAAATTGTTCTCTAAAAGGAGAGTCTGCTCCGTCTCTAGCAGGAGGCGGACTTAGAGGACTTGAATTAGCAGTTCCTGGAATAGCGAAAAAGTTTATGAAAGCCGCCTTCAAAGAACTTACAACAAAGAAAAAACTAAAACCTGGAGATAAAGTTCCTGATGTTTTTGGTAAAATTTCTTCAGCCGATAAGTTAAAGATTGTTGTTGGTAACGAAGCTATGGGCGGTCCGATTGACTTTATGTACATAGGACCCATGGATGTTACAGGAACATATGATGTAAATGAAAATATTTTACCTCTCAACGGTGCATTAATCCTTGCTGATGAATATGCAAAAACTCACGATTTATATTTTAGATTGAGGGCTAGAAGAGAAGATCAGAGATTTGATCCTGATGCAAAAGATGCTGACGGTACTCCTAAAATCTATGGAAAATCTCCTTCTAGAGGAGATAGTGCAGGCCGTATTGTTGTAACTGATAAAGTTCCTTCTACAGGAGTAATTGTAAAGTTATGAACTTTTCTGAATTTTTAACCGAATCTTCGAAAGAAGGAAAAAATGTTCATCTAGAACATATTGAAGATGAAATATTAAATCGCGGTGTAGCTGGTGCGAGAGATGCAATAAATTTTCTTCGTTCCCTGAGAGACATGCTCGCAGGTAATGCGGATACGAAAGTAAACATAACTACAAAATGGGATGGAGCACCAGCAGTTTTTGCTGGAACTAATCCAGAGAACGGAAAGTTTTTTGTTGCAACTAAAGGTATATTTAATGTAGATGCTAAGTTAAATTACACCGAAGACGATATAGATAAAAATCATCCTTCGGAAGGACTTAATAAAAAACTAAAGTATGCTTTAACTTATTTACCTAAACTAGGAATCGAAGGAATTCTTCAGGGTGATATGATGTTCACCAAAGGTGATCTGAAGAAAGAAACAATTGACGGTGAAAAATACATTATATTTCAACCAAATACAATCGTATATGCTGTTCCCGATTCGAGTAAATTAGCGAAAACAATGCTAGATGCACAAATGGGAATTGTATTTCACACTTCATATACTGGATCTACAATCGCTGGGCTAAAAGCCTCTTTCAATATTGACATAAACAGAATGAAACCAACGAAAGATGTTTGGTTTCGTGATGCATATTTTGTTGATGCATCAGGCACTGCAACATTCACCGAAGAAGAAACTAAACAAATTACAAGAATTCTCTCAAATGCAGGAGTTATTTTTCAGAGAATGAATTCTTTACCTTTGAATCGTATAGCAACTTCAGACATTCTTTCTACACAAATTAAAACTTTCAATAACACAAAAGTTCGTTCAGGGCAAAAAATCACAAATACAACAACACATACTGTTGAATTAATGAAATGGGTCGAAGATAAATTAAATAAAGAAATACTTTCTGCTAAAAGAGAAGATACAAGACAAAAGCGCCGTGAAGAAAAAAATGAATTGATGCGATTCTATAGAGCAAACACTACAGAATTAAAAGCAATATTCGATCTTCAAAATTTGATCGTTGAAGCTAAAAATATGATCATCAAAAAGCTACAAGAAGTAAAACAAGTTACCGGCGCTTTTCTAAGAACAGATGATGGTTACAGAGTTACAAACCCTGAAGGGTTCGTAGCAGTTGACAAATTGAAAGGTAATGCTGTTAAACTTGTTGATAGATTAGAGTTTAGTCATGCCAATTTCACTGCACAAAAAGCATGGGACAAATAATGGAAAAGAAATATGATATCAGCAAGATAATGGAAGAGTATGGTGATGATGACTTTGG